GTTAAGAGCCTGGCCTACATCTTCGTTAATAAGTCCACTTTCAAGTAATGGCTTGATAGCATCAAACATGCTGTTTCCCCTTTATTTAATTTTGAGATCATTGATGAGGCGCATTACTTCCTCCTTCAAGTATTTCTCTACTTTCTTGTTGCCATTTGCATCTTTTGCAATATCCATCAATTTATGACCATGACGCATATTCATCATACCTTCATAGATTGCTTTAGGATACGCATTAGGTGCGCTTGGTTGTGCAACAATATCCACTGTGACTATTTCAAAGTCACTTACTTTGCCGTTCATGTCGTCCACGTTACCGCTACCACGACTTGAAACGCCGAGTTTCACCCCACTCTCCAACATAGTAGCAACTAATTGCCCCATTGGAGTTGGTAAAATCTTTAACTTGCCGAACCCGTTAGCACCGTCCATCCACATGGTAGTAATCATATGTGATACACGGTCTAAGTTGATCTTTAAATCATCTGGGTGATCTACTTCACCTAATACAGAATGACCTTCTGTAATCTGTTCGTTCAATGTTTGTACAGCAGATTCGATTTCAGAAACGGGGTAAACACGCTCATTGGCGTTTTTTACCCCACCCTGAATGAAGATACCTTTCATGTAAAGGTTCTTCTTATCGCCTTCACTTACACTTTCAACCACCATGCTGGCACGGTCAAAAGTTAAGTGTTCCTTGAGATACAAAGCCATTGCTCCAAGATTCCTTTTATAGTTTACGCTTTACTGGCTTGCGTGATTCAATAACGCTCTTGCTATTAGAGCCATTATCACCTGCTTTTGGTTTTGGTGCAGCTTCTAAATCAGCATTGTTTTGTGCTGGAGCATTTTTCCACTTGTTAGCGTCTTTTACTTGTGTCTCGCCTTTTGAGTAAAAGTTGCTAGGTCCTTTAGGACTTGTAGGAACTGTCTCACTTGCGCCACTGAACTTTACCGGACGACTGTCCATTCCAGCTTGTCCACTGTTTTGTAAACTTGTGCTTTTTGTGTTTTGACCATTGTCACCATGAGTTACAGAAACTTTCTTTAGTGTGATAGCTTCCATCATAGCGCCTTCTTCGTCATGGTCTTGTTCCATGTCGTGAGTTAAATCTGCACCAGCTTCTTCTGCACCATCGTCAAATTCAGCATCAGACTCATCATCGCCCATTTCGTCATCACCATTGCCCATGATTTGCTCAAATTCAGCCATCAATTGGTCTAACTTATCTTCGATGCTTACTAAACGATCTTCGGTGCCTTCACCTTCCATATCGTCATCGGCTTCAATATCAATGATATCTTCATCACCTTCATCATCAAAGTCAATTTCTTCATCTTCTTCTTCGGTCATGCCTTCTTCTTCAGCCGAGATTTCATCCATCATCTGACCTACTTGACCACCCATGCCTTCGTCCATTTCATCGTTCATTATATCTTCATAGATTTCGCGGCTTTTTTCAACTACGATATCATGGAATAATGCACGGGCTTGTTCTTCATTTTCATTGATAATTAAATCAATTAGTTGTTCAAATTTTTTGTTATCCATTGTATGTTTCTCCTAAGTAATGGCTTTGTAGAATTATTTAGTGACTATTCACCAAACATGCTCAATAAGCACGTATTTTTTACGTTTTTAGGGAAACTATAGAGATTTAGACTGTAGGAGTCTCAGCATCTGGCTTTGCGCCATACTGCTCATGCACTTTTTTGATATATTTTGCTTTTTCAAAATTTCTAACATCTAACATTTTTCTAAGTTTACGTATCTGTCTTAGTGTTAGTTTTGTTTTACGACTTTCTTTCCACTTTGGTTTACTGTTGTCCGCGCTGGTATCTTGATAACCTTCTACAGCTGGATTAAACATTTCAAAAAGTTTCATAGAATAGTATTTATCTTACATTGCATTACCGGACGGAGCAGGCATTCCACCAGGAGTATTACCGGCGTCTGTTACTGCACCTGCTACTTCTGGACCAGCTTCTTGGCCTTCTTCTGGTTGATTCTCTAGTGAATCAGCAGTCTCTAAGTCAGCATCGATATCACCTGCACTAATACCAATATTACGAAGGTCGCTACTTTCTGGCTCAACATCATCGTCTTTACCATTTTCTTCACGCCACATCTTCTCATTCTTATTGATTTCTTCTTCACTCAATCCTAAGAATCTCTCTAATGCAAAACGTTTACTCATATAAGGAAACGCTTCCATAGCTTGGAATGTAGCAACTCTAGCTGTATCTAACTCGCTTTGACGATAAGCAGCAAAGTTTTGCGGTGGATTGAATTCTAATGTGAACAATCCACTATCGATATTGAAGCCTCTCCAACGCAAGAATAACTTGAATTCTTCGTCTAATTTATGACTCATATACTTCTGTAGTCGTTCGCAATATTGATTGAAACGGAATTCTTGAATCATGGCAGTACCAACACGGCCATCACTTAATGGCGTAGTATTGTCATCAGGCCCAGTGGGTAAGTAACTACTTGGGACACGCAGTCCACGTGCTAAACGATTATTGAAATATTTTAAGTCATCAATTTCACCCAAATTTTGTCCGCCGGGCAATACTTCAACACTACTACCACGGCCATCTGCTGTGACTGGGAAGAAGTAATCTTCGTTCATTGATAAAGGATTATAACTAGCATCTACAATTGCTGAACCACCATGAACTGATGGGATACGTCTTTGATGAATCTCATTCTTAATACGCTCAACAAAAGCCATAGCTAAGTGACTTGGCATATTGCCAACATCAATCTTAAACATTCTACGTTCCGGAGCACGTTGTACACGATAGATAAGAACCGCATCTTCTAATAATTCTTTTTGCTTATAGACTTTGAAAATGTTCTCTAAGATACTTTGTCCAAATGGCCAAAATTTATCTAGTCCTTCAGTCAAACTCAAGTGAACAATATGTTTAGAATCAATTGCCGACTCACTTTGTCCTAATGTAAAACGACTACCAGTTGTATTATACGGCATACTTGGTACTGTATATCCACCACCTGCTCCACCACCACCTGTACCACCCATACCAGTTGCTGGGTTAGCAGCAAAGTCTGTATTTGTTTTAGTTGCAACTGTAAGATTTTGTAAGTTTATGTTTATATCTTTGATAACATACTGCTCAGGCTTCTTACCTTCGCTTTCATTTACAATAACTTTAATAACTTTTGTATTATCAATCCAGTATAGCTTGAAGTTTTCTGGATCACGAACAAAAACTTGATCCCCATATTTTATAGTATTACGGAATATTTTGAATGTTCTTGTTCCAAATTCGTTTAGTTTACACCATTGTTGTAATTGTGTCTTAAGCAATTCTACTTCGTGAGGAGTTGGATCCTCAGTAAATGCTAGATTAAATGGGGTATCATTATGTTCGTTTTTCTGTGTACTGAATTCTGAAATGATATCTAAACATGCGTTAATTTCAGCATCAACGTCCATCATTTCATATTGATTATATCGTTCAATACGATTTGGGTGACCAGTATAGACTTCAGGAAGTCTACTCATGTAGTTTTTATAACCCATTTCAGCGTTATTCCAACCACCTGTTTCAGAACCATTTTGTCCTGGGCTACCATTCCATGCACCGGAATTACTATTCCCTCCACCTATTGGACTGGAAATACCACTTTTATTCGTAAAACGTTTTTTATAGGTCATAATATTATCTAGTATTTAGCGTTAGACCTGAGAATACTTTAATAATTTGTTAGTGTAAGTATTGGTTGTGCTTACTTTGTCAATGAGGTCATAAAATTTTGATTCCATCATTGAGTATAAATCCATTAATATAGCAGAACTGTTGTCTTTTGAAGATGTAGTATTGTTGTCTGCTACTACAGAAGATAATGCACTTTTTGTTGCTCCACCATCTTGTTGCCCTTTGTCAATTGATATTTTGTCTCCTGGGTTTGGAAGTGGAACTACCGCTTCTCTACCATGTAGTTCTACTGGATATCCTCCCGGAGGACCATTAAACACTCCACCGGTTTTAGCCATAAGAGTACCACCTTCACTTCTAGTAGCACTAAAATGCATTGCATCTTTTTTACTTTGCCAATTACCACCCCATCCTAATCCAAGATTACCTGCTATTGTTCCAATATTTTCAGGCATATCGGTTATTAATTTACTTCCCATTGGATTAGTTTTTTCATTAATATCAAGCGCAGCACCTTGGGCGTGTGCGCTCATAACATCGGTGCCAGCTATCTTTCGATTATTGTACCCGCCCATATCATTAATTTTATAACCTGCCATGTCAAGATGATTAATCAAATTTTGAAAATTGTCTGCAACATTTTTATTGACTTGTGCTGATGGACCACTTTTACTAGTGACGCTTTTTAATTCTGGTTTTGGTCCGCTGCCACCTCCTGAAGGATCACCTGCACCCATAGCTCCTGCACTACCACCTCCGCCTTTACCGCCAGCCATTGCCATACTATAAGCTGGGCTTGAACCATACGTTTTAGCAAACCCTGCAGCAGTTGTTGATGCCGGATTTGATTTAACTTGTTGTTCTAATTTTGTTGTTTCATTAGCTAACCCTAATTTTCTTTTTTCTAAGTCTGCTAATTCTTTCTTCTTTGTTTCTATACTTTTACTAAAAAATCCTGTTTCGTTATCTTCGACTGATTTTTTTGCAAGTCTGTATTTTTCTTTTGCTTCTTTTTCTTCTAAATATTTTGCAGATCCTTGAATAGCTAGTAACTCTCTTTTCTTTGGATCTTTTTCTTTATTCATTTGAATATTCAAATCCGTCACAGCTTGTTCTTTTAATTTAAGTTCTTGTTCAGCTAACTTAAATTTCTCATCTGCTTGCTTTTTAGCTTTTTCTGGATTTTCAGTTGACTCTTTGAGACTCTTTATTCTTTCTTCAACTGACTTTAATTCTTTTTGTTTATCAATCAAATTCTCGGCATCTCTTTGAGATTTGTCTTTTCCAGTTAATGTTTCTTTAAGAGTGTCTGATGGATCACCAATAAACTTCAAAACATATCTGCCAAACTGTTCAACATATTCAAAGAATTTCATTATTGGACCTGATAAAGATTCTGGTAATTTTTTAATCATTTCTTTCATAATGTTTGGAAATTCCGTTGATAATCCCATTACATTTTTTTCAAATGCTATTTGTGTTTCTTTAGCTTTTTGAGCAGCGTCTGCTTGAGCCTTTGTAAATGGATCCGTAACTTCTCTTTGTTTGTCTAAGAACGCAGCAGCATCGAATGGTTTTCCAGCTTTTTTCGCATCAGCTTCTGCTTTTCTTAAACCTGCTATTTGCTGTTCAAATTTTTGTCTGTCAGCAAAGTTGTCTTGCGTATATCCAGCAACTTCTCCTACTGTTCTAACTAAAAATGCATTTCCTTTATCTTGTTTTTCTAACCCTTGAGCAACCAGCATTTGCATTTTTACTTGGTCTTTTCCTCCACTATCTATATACCTTAACAATTCCCCTTGGTTTTTCATCATTGCTACTTGACCTGAATCAAGAGCAGCACCTGATACTCTTTTTGCCAAAGCTGCTGCAAATTCCGGCATAGTTGCTTTCAAACCGCCAGCAAGTTCTTCAACAACTCCTAATTTTCCAGCTTGTTTAGTATCCCCGCGTTGCATTGCAATATTTTTAGCCGCACTAACTTGTGCCATTGCTCTTATCGCATCTCTACCTTTTTCTTGATCTTTTCTAGATTGCCCGGTCAATGCTGCAACTCTATCTAGTTCTCGGATATAGTTAGCAGTACCTATTTTTAAATCAGTAGCAGATTTATTTTGTAGCGTTCCAAGTGAACGCTGTTGTTCCATGTACTTTAATGTATGTGCTGCCATTTCCTCATTGGTCAGACCCATCTGACGGAATACATCTCCTAGTCCAGATTTAATAACTGATCCAGCTACATCTGTGAATTTTTGTACACCTTCTACCGCAGAACTAGCAAATGTAGCTAAACTTGCGCTGCCTTCTACTAAAATTTTGTTAAATTTACCAAAGTCTTTTACAGACATTGATACTTGTCCAAGTTGTTTCCACAGTGTAGTCATTCCACCTGCAATAGTTAGTGATGCTGATGAAAGTTGAGTAAAGTCTTTATATAATTGATCATATATTGCTGCTTGCTTTGCTTGAAGTTCAGCATCACGTTTCATTTTTTTAGCTTGTGCTTCTTTCTCATAGCCTTCATATGCTACTACAGCACCTACTAGTAACATTATTACGCCAACTAATGCTCCTATTGGTCCACCTAATATAATCATCTGTACCGCAGTCTTTGCAGCTTCTGCACCTAAACTAACCATACTAGAACCAGTAGATTCTAATGCACCCGCTAGTGCATTCATTTCGGCTGATACTTGTGCAGCGGCTGCGGCATTAGCCCCTGCACCATCAAGTATAGCATTTTGATATGCTATTGTTCCTTCATATGCACCTTTGATGCCTGCAACAAACAAATCAAAGGTGCCTTTGATTGCTAATTTACCTAAGTCTGCTCCTAATTTTAAAACATTTCCAGCCATTTGTCTTTGTACTTCGTCCATCTGCTTAAGTATATCAAGATATGCACGTTGAGCTAAAGTTAAATGATCAGTTTCTTTTGTTACTTTTCCATACTGGTCAATAGTTCTACCAATTGCAGCATATGCTTTGGTCATTGCTGCTTCGTTTCTTAACTCAGCTTTATATCTTTCTTTACCAGACTCGCTTAATTTTTTATAAGTACTATCGTTTTCTTCTAGTGCTTTGTTTAGTTGTTCTTCTGCTTTTTTACGCAGGTTATCTTCAGTTACTCTTTGTCTTTCAATTTTTCTTAATATTGCATTGCCTTCTTGGACATATTTTATACTAGCGCCTAACTCATCAAAATTCCTTCTGACTCTAGCATCAATCTCTTGTTTTTCTTTTCTCTGTTGATTCCAATATGATTCTTCCAGCTTTCTTCTCTTGTTTAATTCGTCTTGAGCATCTTTTTCTTCTTGAGTTAATTCTCGTCTAGCAGTAGTTTCAGAATCAATGGTTTCAGTGGAATGATCAACACCAGTAGCCATTCTTTCCAAGGCTTCAGCGATTCTGTCAAATCTCTCAAATAATTCTTGTTCGTTCATCATACTTTATTTTTCCGTTATTCCGTAACCAATAAATAGTTTACTTGTATTTAGTGTTTTAAAAATACAATATTTTGGAGAATTATCAATGAACAACCCCTTAAAACAGTATTTCCGCAGACCTGCATTGTATCTTACACTACCTAGTAAAGGGCAATATTACCCTGAGGGATCCATCGACATGCCTGAAAGTGGTGAACTTCCTGTTTACCCCATGACTGCTATTGATGAAATTACTAGTAAAACTCCAGACGCATTATTTAACGGTAGCGCGGTCGTTGAGATTATAAAAAGCTGTATTCCTGCAATCAAAGATCCATGGAAAATGCCAAATATAGACATAGACGCTATATTGATTGCTATTCGTTCAGCAACTAATGGAAATGAATTAGAAATAAAATCAAATTGTCCAGAATGTGAAAATGAAGGATCCTACGCTATTAATCTAGGTGGTTTACTACAAAGCATTAAAAATGTTGATTATGGTAATACTTTTCCAATTGGTGATTTAATAATCAAATTTAAACCAATTACATATAATGATAGTAACAAACTTAACTTAGCACAGTTTGAAGCACAAAGAGAAATTTCAGTTTTGCAAGAAATGCAAGATGATAATTTACGAAATACTAAATCCGGCGAGATAATGAAAAAACTATCTACACTTAATATGAACTTGATATCTATGACTATAGAATCTATAAGTGTTCCTGGAGAAACAGTAACTGATCCTAAATTTATTATTGAATTCTTATCTTCATGTGATAGAAGTACATTTGAAAAGATTCGTACTACTATGGTAAATCTAAGATCCGATTCAAATATTAAACCACAAAAAATACAATGTGTAAATTGCTCACATGAATACACACAAACATTAACATTAAATGTAACTGATTTTTTCGATTAAGGCTTCTTTCTCTGAACAACGAGCAGATACAAAAATTATTAGATGATCTGGAAAAAGAAGCCTTTAGTATAAAAGAATCTTCGTTAAAGTTTTCTTGGT